CCCGAAGTTCTGGTCAAGTGGAATCAGGGTTACCACTCGTATGCCTTTGCAACCGGCATCTAAGGAGTAATCAAAAATGGCAATTTCTCGTGCCCAACTACTGAAAGAACTCCTGCCGGGTCTTAACGCCCTGTTTGGTTTGGAGTACGCACGCTACGGCGAAGAGCACAAAGAGATCTACGAAACGGAGACCTCTGAGCGTTCGTTTGAAGAAGAAACCAAACTTGCTGGTTTCTCCGCAGCGCCCGTCAAACCCGAAGGTCAGGCGATTGCTTATGACAACGCCCAAGAGGCTTGGACGGCTCGCTACAACCACGAAACCATCGCTATGGGTTTCTCGATCACCGAAGAGGCGATTGAGGACAACCTGTATGACAGCCTCTCGGCTCGTTATACCAAGGCGCTGGCTCGTGCTATGGCGTACACCAAGCAGGTCAAGGCGGCTGCTGTCCTGAACCAAGGCTTCAACTCCGGCGTCACCTATGGCGACGGTGTGAGCCTGTTCTCGACCGCTCACCCCCTGATCTCTGGTGGAACCAACAGCAACCGCCCTGCCGTTGCCGCTGACCTGAACGAAACGTCGTTGGAAAACGCCGTCATTCAGATCGCCGGATGGACGGACGAGCGTGGCCTGCTGATCGCCGCCAAGCCCCGGAAACTGATTGTTCCGCCGGCTCTGATGTTCGTGGCAACCCGTCTGCTGGAGACTGAACTCCGGGTGGCGACTGCCGACAACGACATCAACGCCATCAAGAACAACGGTTCGATCCCCGAGGGCTACACGGTGAACCACTTCTTGACCGACACGAACGCTTGGTTCCTGACCACGGACGTTCCCAACGGTCTGAAGCACTTCGTGCGTATGCCGCTGTCCAACTCGATGGACGGTGACTTCGACACGGGCAACGTGCGGTACAAGGCCCGCGAGCGTTATTCGTTTGGCGTGTCTGACCCGCTGGGAATCTACGGATCGCCCGGTGCGTCTTAAATTGATGTAGCGAGAGGGCTATGTCACTTGGGGGGTAATTCAGAAATGGGTTACCCCCCTTTTCTTTTCCCACAAAATGGCGCACACTACACCAACAGGAGTGGTTTATGCCATACAAAATTGATGTATGTGGGGTCTACAAACTGGTCAACCGGGTAACGGGCCAGTGTTATGTGGGGCAATCGCAGAGGGCGAAGAAGCGGATCAAGGAGCATTTCCGACTTCTTCGACAAAACAAGCACACCAACCCACACCTTCAGAACGCCTACAACAAATATGGTGCCGATGCGTTCTACGGCGAGATTGAGATTGAGTGTGACGACCATGAGGAATTGGATCGCTTAGAAGAGAGTTTTCTTCAGGGCAAAGCATGGTTCGACACTCCTAAGGTTTACAACATTGCCGACTTTGCCAAAGCCCCAATGCGGGGAAAAACCCATAGCGAAGAAACCAAAGAACGCATACGATTGGGGCGCAGAGCCAGTACATTTGATTTCCGTAGTCCAGAGTACAGAGCAACGTTGTCAAAGGCGCAAATGGCACGCTTTCACTCAGACCCGAAATTTGTTGCCAACTTGAAATTCATTCTTGACAATCCAGAACTGTCCTATGCGGAACGCGCCAGACGTTTAGGAAAAGACACAAGTTCGACCCGAAAATTGGCGATCAAATATGAGCATTTAAAAGGAACCTTGTAATGGCACAAACTCGATTTTCTGGCCCAGTTGTCTCTGACAACGGTTTTCAAGGCGATCTCACCGGCAACGTTTCTGGCAGTGTCAATCTGGGCGCTGCTGGCACCCTGACGACCGCAACCCCCACGGCAGCGGCAACCCCGGCCAGTTTCTCGGCTGACGCCTATATCGCCATCGTCGGGCAAAACGGCACCACCTACTATCTCCCCGTCGCCAACGCAGTTTGGTAATAGGAGTGCATCACCATGATGCAAACTGATGTCAAGGCGGGCTATGTCAGCAGCACGGATACCGTGTTTAATGACCGAACCCGCCTCAAAGGGCTGTTTGTAACGCCCGGAACCGCCACCGGAACGGTGGTTGTCCGTGATGGCGGGGCAACCGGAACGACGGTCATTTCGACCGCCACCGTGCAGGATGGAACTCCTTTCTCCGTGGTTATCCCCGGAGAGGGCGTCATCTGCGCCACCAACATCCATGTGACTGTGACTGGCACGGGCACTACGGCTGTGGTGTTCTATGGCTAAGACCCCGGCATGGCAACGAGCGGAAGGCAAGAACCCCAAGGGCGGTTTAAACGCCAAGGGGCGAGCCTCCTACAACGCTGCCAATCCGGGCAAGCCGGGACTGAAAGCCCCGCAGCCCGAGGGAGGCCCACGCCGAGACTCCTTCTGCGCCCGCATGAAGGGCATGAAGAAGAAGTTGACCAGCGCCAAGACAGCCAACGATCCAAACAGTCGGATCAACAAGAGCCTGCGGGCTTGGAACTGTTGACATGAAGAAGCGCAAATTTGCTGCCGGCGGGTACTTGCCAAACTACGGGGACGAGCAGCCCCAGAACCCGTTTGGCCCGTCTGTTATCAATCCAACCGGGCAGGACATGGGCTTGCCCTCTATGGGAAATCCATACGATCCCTATGAGCAGGGATACAGGCATGGGGGCAAAGTCAAAATGAGAAAGAAGATGGCCGATGGCGGCATGAGTGAAACGACATCGACGCCGCCTGTTCTTAGGGGCCAAGCGCGCAGAATTGCTGAGCACCCCGATGCGGCAACGATACGCGCTAACGCACAGGCGTTTCAACCGTTGGGGCTTGCTCGCAGACAGTACGGGTCTACCAGCCCTGAATACGGTAACTATCTTGCGTTCTATCGCATGGAGCAGCAGAAGTATAAAGACGCAATGGGTGGCGGTTCGCTTCTTCCGCGTAAGGATGTCTCAGTAGGAACCTACACTGCGGGGACTTACAACCCTGCCACTGATTACATTGCTATTGGCCAACAGCAAGATGCTGCGGCACGTGCTGCAAAGAAAGCAGCAAAAGAGAAATTTGAAGCGGCACGAAGGCCGGCAATGAAAATGGCCAAAGGCGGCATGGCGTCTTCAGCCTCCAAGCGTGGCGATGGCATCGCCCAGCGGGGCAAAACCAAGTGCAAGATGCGTTGATCATGGAATTGATGATTTGGAACATCGTTTTGTCGTTTGTGTCCGCAGCAGCGCTGCTGTGGATCAAGTCCACTCACGACGAACTCAAGCGTGTTGGCATCCTCATCAGCCGCACGCGGGAGGAGCATTCGGAAAAGTACGTCACCCGTGGCGACGTGCACAACGACATCAACCGTGTGCTTACCCGGCTAGACCGGCTTGACGAAAAACTGGATGCCTTTATGAAGGAGCAGCGCAGTGCCCTCAACTAGCAAAAAACAGCACAATTTCATGGCGGCTGTGGCAAACAACCCCAAGTTTGCCAAGAAGGCAGGAGTGCCTCGGTCTGTGGGGGAGGATTTCCTAAAGGCCGACAAGGGCCGCAAATTTAAAGAAGGTGGCGAAATGGCTGAATCCAAGAAAATGATGGGTAAAGAGATTGCCTTTATGAAGAAGAAGGGCGCTCCCAAGTCCATGCTCAAGCATGAGATGGCCGAGATGAAGGGCAAGAAGATGGCGATGGGTGGCATCTCCAGTATGCCGGCCCGTGACACGGGTGGTTTTACTAATCTTGACACGTTTAGTAAAGTGCCAAGCAAGGGTGGCATTTCCAACATGCCCTATATGCCCGCCAAGCCCGGTGGCTTTAGCACGGGTGTGACAAACAAGTTGCCCCCCGGCACCCGTCCTGACAACAAGTTGCCTCCCGGCAGCCGTCCCGGCGTGGGTTCCCGACCCGGCAATATGGGTGGTCGTCCCGGCGGTCTTGGGCTTGGCGCAGGCGGCCCGAACATTGGCCCCGGCGGTATGGGTGACTTTACCGACACCCGCCCTCCCAGTGAGCGCGGCATGAGGAAAGGTGGCCTTGCGGCAGGTCACAAGCAGGCTGACGGTATTGCTAAAAAGGGCAAGACCCGTGGCATGGAAGTCAAGATGGCTGGTGGTGGTCTGGCTGCCGGCCACAAGCAGGCCGATGGAATTGCCAAGAAGGGCAAGACCAAGGCTATGCAAGTCAAGATGGCAGGTGGCGGCTACAAAGGGTGCTGATCATGGGACGGCGTAAAACACGTTACGACGATGGCGGGATAGTCCCCGGCGACGGCGTTCAGGACTTTGATCCTGACGAACTTGCCAAAGCAAAAGAAAGGGATCTCTCAAAAGAGATTCGTGAAATGCAAGAGGCGCGCTCGTCAGAAGGCTCTGAGCCTATCTACAGCGAACTTGGAGATGAGGCTAAGGGCATAAGGCGGAACACCGAAACCGGGGAAACGTATTACACGGACAAAACCCCCGTTAAAACAGAACCCGCTAAAGCCGCTCCCAAGGTCAAGGCTGCAACCGGCAGCGGGCGCAGCGCCGGAAGGGGCGGCCCGACTGCGGCTGAAATGGCAAAGTATTACGCCGATCAAAAGCCAAGCAAAGCAGAAATACCATCTGAACAAGCAGCAAAAGCGCCTAAAAGCACTGGAGAATCAACATCTGGGATGTCGAATTTTGAAAAATTGACAGCCGGCATTCCGTTTGGAATGGGCGCTACCAGATTTCTTCAAGCCGGCGCTCGTGGTTTGGCCAATGTGATGCGAGCGCGTGAGGCTGCAAAAAATGCTCCTAGCGGTGCAAAACAAATTGGCGAAGGCCGCAGGATGATTGAATCTCCCGGGGCATTTAAGCGCAAGGAATTGGAGGCAAAGCGAGAGGAAAGGGCCGAAAGAAGGAGCAAAGATGTAAGGCGCGGAATTCGTCAAAAGACGGATGATTCCGGCGCAATTCGTCTTGCAAAAGGTGGATCCGCTTCGTCTCGTGCCGATGGTTGCGCCGTCCGTGGGAAAACCCGGGGAAAGATGTACTGACATGATGGCAAGTCGCGGGATGGGGGCCATCAACCCCTCTAAGATGCCCAAGGCCAAGGTCAAGAAGCGCCGTGACAACACGGACTTCAGCCAATACGCCGAGGGCGGGCAGACCAAATCCCGTGTAAACGAGGCAGGTGTTTACACCAAACCCGGGATGCGTAAATCCCTGTTTGAGTCCATCAAGTCTCAGGCGGTGCAGGGCACTGCGGCAGGCCAGTGGTCGGCCCGCAAGGCGCAACTTCTTGCAAAGAAGTACAAGGAGCGCGGCGGGGGCTACAAATGAAAAACCCGCAGCAGTCGCTCAAAGACTGGACTGCCCAGAAATGGAGGACGAAGAGTGGTAAACGATCTTCTGACACGGGTGAAAGATACCTTCCAGAGGCTGCGATCAAAAGTCTCAGCCCTTCTGAGTACGCTGCGACAACGCGTGCAAAGCGTGCTGGGAAAAAAGCCGGAAAGCAATTCGTAGCGCAGCCCAAGGGCATTGCCAAGAAGACTGCGAGATTTAGATGACCACATCTGGCGTAGCCAATTTCAACCTCGATCTCAACGAGATCGTCGAGGAGGCGTTTGAACGTGCCGGTTCTGAACTTCGCACTGGCTACGATTTACGGACTGCTCGTCGTAGTCTCAATCTGCTGTTTGCTGATTGGGCTAATCGTGGTATCAATATGTGGACTTTTGAGCAAGACCTTATCACTCTTGCTACAGGTCAGCCGACATATGCTCTACCGGATGACACGGTAGACCTGTTGGAGCATGTGATCCGCACGAATCCGGGGCAGACCAACAATCAGGCCGACCTGACCATCACCCGGATCAGTGTTTCTACTTACGCCACGATCCCCAACAAGTTGATCCAAGGGCGTCCGATTCAGGTTTACATCCAACGCCTGTCGGGGCAGAACTCCCTTCTTCCCGGGCAGGTGCAGGCAACGTTCAACTCCGCAGCCACGAGCATCCCAATTACCTCCCTGTCTGGTGTACCAAATGCGGGTTTTGTGACCATCGGGTCGGAGTTGATCTTCTTCAACGAGTATCAGGAGGCATCTGGGGGTAACCCGGCTTATCTCCTGAACTGCGCCCGTGGGCAGGGTGGGACGACTGCGGCGTCGCATTCGACCAATGATCCGATCTACCTGACCCAGAAGAACTCCATCACGGTCTGGCCCACCCCGAATCCCGGTCAAACCTACCAGTTTGTGTACTGGAGGCTGCGCCGGATGCAGGATGCGACCAACTCGGGCATCAAGAACTTTGATGTGCCGTTCCGGTTCCTGCCCTGTCTGGCGGCAGGGTTGGCGTATTACTTGGCCCTCAAGATCAAGGGGTCGGAGGAGCGGCTTCCCATCCTCAAGCAGCAGTATGACGAGGCTTGGGAGTTGGCGGCGGCGGAGGATCGGGAGAAGGCGGCTATCCGGCTTGTGCCTAGGCCCATGTTCTTGGGCGGCGGTAGCGGGGTGGGCTGATGGGAAACAGGTTCGCATCAGGCAAGAACGCGATTGCCCAGTGCGACCGCTGTGACTTCCGATTCAAACTCAAGCAACTCCGCAAGGAGATCATCAAGACCAAGAACTACAACCTCTTGGTCTGCCCCCAGTGTTGGGATCCTGATCACCCGCAGTTGCAGTTGGGGATGTACCCGGTTGATGATCCTCAAGGTTTGAGAGATCCCCGCCCGGACAGGAGTTATACCCAGTCAGGGAATACCGGGTTGCAGTTGACCAATACCACCGCAACAACCAAGGACGGGGTTGGATTGCCTTCTGAGGGCAGCCGAGATTTCCAGTGGGGTTGGAATCCTGTTGGAGGTTCTAGGGCAAATGATGCAGGTTTGACGCCAAACTACTTGGTATTAAACGTGCAAATCGGTACAGTAACGATTGTGGCGACATAGGAGCAAAACATGGACGCGAAAAAGGCGGTTCGTAAGCACGAGCAGCGTATGCACCCGGGCGAAAAGCCCACCTTTGCCAAGGGTGGCAAGACCAACGAGCAGATGCGTAAGTTGGGCCGCAACCTCGCCAAGGTTGCCAACCAGAAGAAGTCGGTGCGGAAAGTCCGTGCCACGGGGATCTGACATGCCAAAGTTCAGCAAAAAGGTTATGGGCAAAGAAGTCGGCTCTGCCGAGGTCTATGCCGAGCCGCACACCATGACTGGCGGCAAGGTTGCTCTGGGCAATGGCTACACGGCAGAGCCTACCAAGGCCAACCGTGTAAACATGTCTGTGGGCAACATCAACCGGGACGGGTATGACCCCCAACCCAAGACCTCGGGGATCAAGACCCGTGGTAATGGTTGTGCCACCAAGGGCACGATGGCTCGGGGGCCGATGGCGTGAACTACACCGAGTTGCAAGCGGCAATTGTCGCCTACACGGAAAATCAGGATTCGTCCTTTGCGACGGAGATTCCTGTATTTGTCCGTCAGGCGGAGCAGCGCATTTACAACTCGGTACAGTTTCCATCCCTGCGGAAAAACGTTACTGGATTGACGACGGCCAATAACAAATACCTCCAATGCCCGACAGATTTCCTTGCCGTATATTCAATGGCGGCAATAGATGCGACAGGGGCGTATGAGTATTTGTTGAATAAGGATGTCAATTTCATCCGTCAGTCGTATCCCAATCCAAGCGAGGACAAGGCAATTCCCCGGTATTACGCCCTGTTTGGGCCGAGGTCGGATGACGAAAAGGAATTGAGTTTCATCCTTGGCCCGACCCCGGACGCCCAGTACACCGTTGAATTGCACTATTACTACTACCCGGAGTCGATCACCACGGCAGCCAGTGGCAGAACTTGGTTGGGAGACAACTTTGATTCTGTCCTGCTCTACGGCTCTCTGGTTGAGGCGTACACCTACATGAAGGGTGAGACCGACATGATGGCGCTGTATAACGGGAAGTACAACGAAGCCTTGAAACTTGCCAAGCGTTTGGGCGACGGTATGGAGCGTCAGGATGCCTACAGGTCGGGTCAGGTTCGGATCGAGGTGACCTGACATGCCGATTCAGCAGGGGGCTACAAATGCGTTCAAGGTTGGGCTTGCCACCGGCACGTTCAACTTTGGCACTGACACATTCAAGATTGCGCTGTATTCTGGTGCTGCCGACATTGGCCCCACCACCGGGGCGTACACCACCCTCAACGAAATCACGGGGACTGGGTATGTGGCGGGCGGGAACACCCTGACGGTGGACGTTGCTCCGACCACCGGGAATGTGCCGTCAGACACGATTGCCTATCTGTCATTCAGCAACACGACTTGGAACCCTGCCGCGTTTACATGCCGGGGTGCGATCATCTACAAGTACGACGGCTCAACAAACCCATCCGTTTGCATCTTGGACTTTGGGGCAGACAAGACCTGCACCACATCGTTTGAGGTGCAATTCCCAACTCCCAACAACACTAGCGCGATCATTCGCATCGAATAGGAGTCATCATGTCCATTGAAAAAGCCAAGGCCACCGACATCGCCGCAAGCGGTCTGGTTGCCAACACGGGTGCCTCCGAAGGTGCCAAGGCCACCGGCAAGTATGTTGTCGAGTGCTTCGACAAAGACGGCAATCTGAAGTGGGTTGCCGAGACGCCCAACCTCGTGGTCAACGTCGGGCTTCAATACATGGCAGGTGTTGCGCTGACCTCTACTGCGCAAAGCACCACTTGGTATCTGGGCCTGTATGGCGCTGCTTCCTCCAACAACCCCGCTGCCGGTGACACGATGGCTACCCACGGCGGGTGGACGGAAGTCACGGACTACAGCGAGGCAAACCGCCCTGCTGCCACCTTTGCTGCGGCGACCAACGCCAACCCTTCTGTGGTGACCAACACCGCAAGCAAGGCTGTGTTCTCGATCAACGCCACGACGACTGTGGGTGGAGCGTTTTTGGTGAACAACAACACCAAGGGCGGATCAACGGGTACGCTGTTCTCGGCGGCTGACTTCCAGTCCCCCGGTGATCGGTCGGTTGTCAGCGGCGACATTCTGAATGTGACCTACACCTTCAGCCTGTCTGCCTGATCCTAGGGGCGCAAGATGGCGTTCGTACTGGCAGATCGGGTTCAGGAGACGACCACAACCACGGGCACAGGCACCATCACTCTAGCGGGGCCGGTGTCCGGGTTTCAGGGTTTCTCAGCCGTTGGTGACGGGAACTCGACCTACTACACCATCTCAAACACTGCTGCGGCGGAGTGGGAGGTGGGTATTGGCACCTACACGGCCAGTGGCACGACCCTGAGCCGCACGACGATCATCTCGTCCAGTAACGGGGGCAGCGCCGTAAATTTCAGCGCAGGCACGAAGAACGTCTTCTGTACCTCCCCCGCGAGCAGGTCAGTCCTTGAGTCTGACACCGGCTACATCTACGCTGGTCTGCCAAGCACCAATACGGGCTTGGTGCCGATGCCGTATGTCTACAGGCTCAACAGTGCAGTTGTTGGGGCCAACGTCAATACCGCTCAAAAAATCTTTGGTGTGGGCGTTACTCTGGCGAGCAACACAGTCTACGCATTTGAGATTCGCGCCACGTTTCTTAAGACGGCAGGGACTACAAGCCACACCATAGGTTTTAGTTTTGGTGGTACGGCCACGGTGAACAACATCATCAACCACATCCGTGGTTTGTTCTTTGCCGGTAGCGTCAACACGTTCATGGCGTCTACCAACTACCAAGCAAACATTGCCACCGTCACGACCAATGTGACTGCGTCTGGAGCGGCGGCTATAGCGGTGCTGCTTTACGATGTTCAGGCCCGGGGAACCGTCAGCATCAACGCAGGTGGGACATTCATTCCCCAGTACACCTTGAGTGCTGCGCCGGGCGGTGCCTACACCACCCAGATCGGCTCCTATTGCACCTTCTACCCAATCGGGGCTTCCGGCAGCGACACCAATATCGGTGGGTGGGCCTAAACCGTGTTTGGAATTGCTCCATTTGCAGGGGCAGCATTCGGTGCCACAGGCGCTCCGGCATCCACGGCGGGTGAAGGCGGGTGGAGTTCCGGCACTTGGGGCCAAGCCGGGTGGGGGATGTCGGTCTATGACCGCAGCATTGGTGAATCCTCGACCGGCGCTGACTCGATCTCGGCAGACATTGGAGCCGGGGCAATTGAGTGCGTTGTGCTTGAGTCCGCCACAGGCGCTGATTCAATCTCCGCCCTGTTCAAGCCAGAAGCCGCCGTAGCGGAGACGGCGTCCGGTGCAGATTCAATTGCCGCATTGTTTAAACCCGCAGCGGCGGTGTCTGAAACGGCCACGGGGTCTGATTCCGTTTCTGGAGTAGTTGAGATCTACGGGGCGGTAGCGGAGACTGCCACCGGATCAGATGTGGTTTCTGCCTCTGCGGAACTCAACAGTGCCGTCAACAATACGGCGTCAGGGTCTGATGCGATTAGTGCAAACCCTGAGTATGGGGCAGCGGTCAGCGAAACTGCCACGGGTTTGGATGCCATCTTGGCGCTGTTCAACCCGAACTCAAACATCAGCGAGACGGCGTCTGGTGCAGATACGACGGCTGCGGCGTTTGCGTTCTACAGCAGTGTGGATGAGACGGCCACCGGGGCAGACACGGTCAGCGGGCAGTTGGAACTTGGCGCGTCGGTGGCAGAGACGGCCACGGGAGCGGAGCAGGTTTCTGCCTCCCTTGAGTTAAATCCGGTTGTTCTGGAAACCGCAACGGGGTCAGAAACTGCAACGGCGGAGGCCAGATTCTTCGCCTCGATTTCAGAATTGGCAACGGGAACTGACGAGATTGCGGCTCGCAGGCTCTGGGAAATTATTGATGACACGCAGACGGCTAATTGGCAGAATATCAATGATGCCCAAAATGCCGGCTGGACGACCATAACCAACACCCAATCGGCAAACTGGACAACCATTCCGACGACATAGGAGCATTAAATGCCCACCACCTATACCTCCCTCCTCGGGTTTGCCCTTCCGGCAACCGGGGAACTCAATGGAACTTGGGGCGACACGGTAAACGACTACATCACAAAGTATGTGGACGCATCCGTGGCCGGCGCTCAGACCATCAGCGGGAGCCAGACTGCGGTAACCCTGTCCACGACCACAGGTTCGACTTTGAGCCAAGCCGGTTCGGGGTCTACGGGTTCAGCCCAATACATGATCATCAACTGCACCGGCAACCCGGCAAGCATGTTGACGGTTACGGCTCCGGCAACAAGCAAGGTTTATGTGGTCATCAATGCCACATCGACCAATCAGGATGTGAAGATTGTTGGAGCAGGCCCGACCACTGGGGTGACTTTGTCCTCGGGGGAAAAGGCGCTTGTGGCATGGAATGGCAGCGACTTCATCAAAATCACATCAAGTGGGGTTTTGGCGGTTGCCAACGGCGGAACGGGGCAATCGTCCTACACCAACGGTCAATTGCTGATTGGTAACACCACTGGCAACACTTTGACAAAAGCGACCCTGACCGCAGGCACCGGGATCACAATCACCAACGGCACAGGGTCAATCACAATCGCCGCCTCTTCCACCACCTCCATCGGCCTTGTCAGGGCCATCGCAACCAACTGCATTCTTCCTTAAGGAGCAATCATGCCCGCAAATACCTCTCCGATTTATTCGATCACTGGGGCGACCGATTCAGTCGCCGCAAACAATTCTGGACTGATTGTTGGCCCAACCGCCAACACGGCTCAGGATGGCTCAGGAACGCTGTACAAGTTGTTCACGGCTGGAGCCAACGGTTCGTACATCCAGAAAATCCGGTTCCGTCCGGTGGGTTCTCCCGCTGCCACGGTTTGCCGGGTGTTCATCTCCACCAGCACCACGACCAACGCAACCAACACTTGGCTGTATGACGAAATCACCCTGCCTGCGGTGACGTTGAACCAAGCGGCAGCGACCTCGGTGTTTGAGTTGCCCCTGAACTTCGCCATTGAAGCCAACTACCTGTTGTATGTGACCTTCGGAACCTCGACGGGTTCTGCCGGTACGGGCTACAGCGTGGTTGCCATTGCGGGAGACTACTGATGTTTACATGGTTCAGGATTGAATTTGTGGATGGCTCTTTTGGCTTTCAAAAGATGTCCGATGAGATGATGTGCGTTGGTGTGTTCCGTGATGACGGCACTCTGGTTAGCCCTGAGGAGAAGGTCGAGTACACCTGTATCGACGCGAATGCCCCCGCTCCTGCTTGGGCCTAAACCATGCTTGATGTCTTCAACCTCCCCAGTAAAACAAATGCCAATGTGCAGATGTTTTACAGAGACTCCACTTGGGTGAAACCTCGTGGATGCAGTCAGGTCTATATGCTCCTGATTGGCGGGGGCGGAAACGGAAATGCCGGAAACCAAGGGGGCGGCTCTGGGGCAGTAACGACTTGGTGGGGCGCGGCGCAACATGTGCCTGACAGTCTGGTCGTGTCGGTTTCCACAGGAAACGCATCCAACACCACAGTTAATTACCGTGGCACTGGCGGACTTGTAGCCATACTTACCGCAAACGGTGCGTCTACAGTTACTGGCGGTACGGCATCATCAAATAATTTCTTTGGTGCAGCCGGGCTCTTTTCATCTGTTGCAGGACAAAACGGCAGCAGCAATAATGTGACGGCGTCAACATTCACATTTTTAAGTGGCGGCGCGGATACCACCGGAGATACGGTAACCGCTAATTACGGATATATAACAGCCTCGGGGGGCAATGGCAACTTCTTTATGCAACCAATAATGGTCGGTCTTGGAGGAAGCGCGGCGGGTAATGGAGGCTTAGGGTGCGGCGGCGGGCGTACTGGTACGGGTGGCCCCGGTCTTGTAGTTATTGCATCTTGGTAAAGGTGGAGTATGAGTTACCCAATTAATTACCCCACCCCCCAAGGCGCAAATGTGCAAATGTTTTACGCCAATGCCACAACTTCTGCCACACAAAAAGAAACTTGGACTAAACCTCAAGGCGCTTCTTTTGTCTTTTTCTCACTGGTAGGCGCAGGGGGTTCTGGGGGTGATGCAACGAGTGATGGAACAGCGGGCGCAGCAGGCGGAGGTGGTGGTAGTGGGTCGGTGCTGAATTGTCTGGTGCCTGCGTTTTTTATTCCTGATCAATTGCAGGTGGCTGTGGGGGGTCGCAGGCAGGGGACTAACGGGGCTAGTACTGAAGTCATTTATCAACAGAAAGACGGGACAGGTTACACCTTGCTCTCGGCAGGTGGTGGAATTGTGGGGGATACCGCCACTGTTGTTACCCCCGGAGTTAGTGTTGATGCTGTAGGCGGCGCGGGCGGTACGGTGGGTGCTGCGTTTCGAGCCTTGGGGCTCTCAAACGGAACTACAGGGCAAGCCGGAGCGACAGGGAATACTGCACAGACTTTACCAACAGACATATTTGTGATTGGAGGCAATGGGGGGTCTGGTGCCATAGTTACGGGGCACTATGGGTATCCTGCCGGATCAAATGGTCAAGGGTACGACATTATTAGCCCAATAATTAACAGTAGAACGAACAGATCACTTAGCGGTGCCTCTACTGTAAGCAATGCGTTGGCACAGTATGCAGGGTTTGGATGTGGTGGAAATGGTGCCTTTACATCTTCCGCCACAACAAGGTACGGTTTACCGGGTGGCCCCGGTCTTGCGGTAATCATTTCTTGGTAACGCCATGCTTGACCTATTCAATACCCCGACCCCACAAAACGCCAACTACCAAGAATTTTTTGGCAGCGGTGTTTTGCTAACCCCGACCGTATTTAATTGGGTCAAGCCCCGTGGGGCAAGCATGGTCAGGATCATGCTGATTGGCGCGGGTGCGGGCGGGAGAAACGGAGGCGTATCGGCGGGTGGGGCGGGTGGTGGATCAGGCGCAGTCACGCAATGGCTTGGCCCTGCCATGTTCATTCCTGATGTCCTGCGAATTACCGTGGGTGCAGGTGGCGCTGCCGCCGCTGCGGGTGGGAACACCACTGTCATTTATCAACAGAAGGATGGAACGGGCTACACCTTGCTGACCGCCAACGGGGCGGCAAGCGCTACAGCAGGTGCCGCGTCTGCTGCAACACCTTTTAGTTCTTCGGGTTTGTACAGCAGTATTGCGGGTCAGGACGGTGCCAATCAAAATATTTCGTCAACGGCTTCAGCAACCACATTCTTGTCTGGCGGTGCCGGTGGATCGGGGGTTCAAGGAACAGCAGGCCCCACAGTGGCCGTGAATTTTGGTTATCCAACATCCGTTGCTGCCACCGCCAATAGTACAAACCCCGGGCAAGATGGCTTCTTCTTTACTCAGCCTGTTCTGGTGGGTAGAGCGGGAGGCGGCGGCGCAACGACTGAGTCAGCCGGTGGGAATGGTGGTCAAGGTGGTATTGGTTGTGGCGGTGGCGGCGCTGGAGAGGACGCTCTGACCGGAGGCGGTAGGGGTGGCGATGGTGCGGCGTTCATTTGGGCTTGGTAAAAATGAATGACCTGAACCAAAAGATTGCTCTGCTGCGGGAGCAAGCCAAGGCGGAACTCAACCGCCTTGAGGCCAACAGCACCGCCAAGGATGTGGCGGGCAAAGCCATCGGCAAGCACGGACTGGCCTACATCACCGCCATCGTGGTGATCGGGGTGGGCGCTTCCATCGTCCTTGAAAACGAGAAGATCGCCGCCGTGATGGGCCTTCTCGGTGCTGCGCTGACCGCTCTGATCTCCATGCTCAACGGGATTGCCGGGGCCAGTGTGAAGGAAGAGAAGCCCGAGTTTGTGGTCATCAAGAGCCTGATCGACAAGTTGGATCGGCTCGACAAGCCCGAGCAACCCATGCGGGTGACCGTTCAAGGCGACAAGGTCACGGTAACCAAGGGTGACGACTCAGTCACCGCCAACAGGGAGTAACCATGCTTTCTCTTTTCTCAACCCTTGGCGGTCTGCTCATCAGCGGTCTGCCCAAACTCCTCGACTTCTTCCAGAACAAGGCCGACCAAGCCCATGAGTTGCGCCTGATGCAAATGCAGATGGAGCGGGAGTTGGCGCTTGCTGCCCAAGGGTTTGCGGCTCAGGAGCGTATTGAGGAGATTCGGTCTGAACAGGTGGCGATGGAGACGGACGCCCGGATGACCGAGGCGGCTCTGTCCCACGACCAGAAGGTGTTGGACAAGGCATCCAAGTGGGTGGCGTCCTATGTCGGGACTGTGCGCCCAACCGTGACCTACATCTTCGTCTTTGAGTTGGTCGCAATCAATGCCTTCATGGCGTTTTACCTGTGGAACCAACCCGGGCTGATCCAGAACATCGACGATGTCTTGAAGTATTCCTCCCTGATCTTCTCGGACGACGAGATGGCAATGCTCGGGGGAATCATCGGATTTTGGTTCGGAAGCCGCCAGTGGAGTAAGAAGTGAAACTCAGCAAGCAGGGCGAGGCTCTGATGCACAGGTGGGAGGGGTTCCGCTCCAAGCCCTACCTTTGCCCTGCTTTCATCTGGACGATTGGCTACGGTCATGTCCTGTACCAGAACCAGATCAGTCTCCCGGCAGTCCGCAAGGAAGGCTACGAGGGAATGATCCGCAAAGAAATGCCGCTCAAGCCGGAGGACAACCGTGTCTGGACGAAGACCGAGATTGACGAACTATTCCTCGCTGATGTCGCAACTTTTGAACGCGGTGTTCTTCGACTTGTTCCCGGTGTGGCTGGGCATCAAGGCCGCTTTGACGCTCTGGTATCTTTTTCCTATAACTGTGGGCTAGGCGGCTTGCAGCGCAGCCAGATCAGGATGAGGGCCAACCGGGGCGAATGGGAGAGTGCGGCGGAAGCCTTCAGGAACCATGTCACCGCAGCGGGTAAGGTGCTGCCCGGTTTGGTCAAACGCCGGGAAGCCGAGATTGCCCTTTTCTTGTCTTGACACGAGAATACGGTCATGCCGCTTCAAAAGATACTGTTCAAGCCCGGTGTAAACAGAGAAAACACCCGCTACACCACCGAGGGCGGCTGGTACGAGAGCGACAAGATCCGGTTTCGTCAGGGTAATCCCGAAACCATTGGCGGGTGGATTCCCCTTTCAATTAATACATTTAAGGGTGTTTGCCGGTCTTTGTGGAATTGGGTAACCCTTCTAGGAGCCAACCTGCTTGGTATTGGAACAAATCTCAAGTTTTATATTGAGAAGGATTTCACATACTACGACATTACCCCGATTCGGGAATCCTCAACCATCAACAACAACCCGTTTGCCTTGACCAGTTCAACGACGGTCACGGTGACGGACACCAATCACGGATGCGTGACTGGGGATTTTGTGACTTTCAGCGGGGCTGTGGACATCGGCGGTGGCGGCACAAACGTCACTGCGGCAGTTCTAAACCAAGAGTTTCAGGTCACGGTTGTAAACGCCAACACCTACACCATTCAACTGTCGGTCACCCCCAATGCCACGGCAATTGCAGGCTCTCCGGGCGGCGGGGCTGCGGTTGTGGCGGCGTATCAATTGAATGTCGGTTCTTCTGTATCAACCGCAGCAACTGGCTGGGGCATTGGGACATGGAGTAGCGGGACTTGGGGCTACACATCGTCAGCCACCCAGACCACCATCAGAATCTGGAGCCAGAACAACTACGGCGAGGATCTGATCTATGGCCCTCGCGGTGGCGGGATGTATTACTGGGATGCCACATCCGGTCTGTCTGCCCGTGGTGTAAACCTCAACACCCTTGGCGGGACGGTCACCTTTACCGTGGCTTCTCCGACCGTGGTAACGCTGACCAAGACTTTGTCCGAAGGCACGGCAGTCCAGTTTTCGGTCTCCAGTGGGGGAACTCTTCCTACTGGCATCAG